TTTATATGGTTATGCCAGTTTCTTTTTTGAAATAGGCTTCGATATCTTTTTGTTGTACTTTATATTTTTTAGTCATATCTTTTAATACTCTACTAAAATTCATCAATACTTTACCAGGTCTTTTTTCCATCTGAACATATACGTCATCAACTGCGTCTTTTAATTTAGGCGCTAGTTTTTTGTACGCTGGTGACCTTTTATGGTCTTTTTTTTCAGTCGTCAATTTCCGTAGATTGCTCAGCGTTATCATTTTCTGGTTCCTTCGCCATGATAGTTGACGCAACGTCTTTACGTTTGTCGTCTAATTCGTTTCCTACTTTAGTGCTTAATGCTGCCTTAACTGCCTTCTCAGCAGCTACGGTATCATCTTTTGCTAAAGCGTCAATCATATCTCTAGTTGGGTTAGAATTGTCCTGTGTCATCATCTTCTCCTTCTGGTGGCGCTTCCGCCTCCTGTTCTTTTTCTATTTTAGATTTTTCATCTTGTATATCAATGTCAGTCATTTTTAAAACGTTCTTCATCGCCCACTCTTTAGAATAAATGTTACCAATCATTTCACTATCTTTTAAGTTACGATATATTTCCATTCTTTCTTTAAACATTTCGCTCTCTTTGATTTCTGCATAATAACCATCATTAACATAGTTGTATCTTATTGTTCTTGCAAGACTATTTTCCCAATCTTCTATTGTTACAATACCTTTTAAGATTAATTGTGTTTTCAATAAATCATGGAATAAATTATTAAATCTTGTTCTTAGTCTATCAACAAACTTACTAAACTTTAATTCGTCTCTATTGATTTCAGTTGCTCTACCCATATTGAAACTACCTTCTGCTTCTAATCTGGATACAGGAACATTTAAAGACTTGTACAGTTTCTTTTGAAAGTATTTGATATCTTCTACTTCACCTAAGTTAGAACCACCTGGTAGTGTAGTAATTTCTGTACCTCTACCACCTTCTCGTCTTGGTAACCAAAAGTCTTCTAACATAGACATGTATTGTCTATCGTCTCTTATCTCACCTGTACTTGCGTCATATACAAGTTTGTTTCTATATCTGTTCATTACATCTTTTAGGTATTGCTCTGCCTTTTGTTTAGGTAAGTTACCTACATCAATGTAAAAAATTCTTCTTTCAGGCGCTCTGGATATTCTGTATATTACAATACTATCTTCAATCATTCTTAATTGATTGACAGGTTTGATTGCCTTATGTAAGTGTGATAGTATCATGTTTCTTTGTTGGTCTATCATACCACTAGGACAAAATGCGATACTATCTTTACTAATCGCTAAACCTTGTGTCGAACTTGCACCTGGTTGTACACCTTTTTCATTGTAGATATAAAATTCTTCAAACTCTACAACTGGTGGTCTATTAGGATCCTTAGGTTTGAAAGTTTGGTCGTCTGTCTTTTTAGGTTTTCTAACTTTCTTAATTTTTCTAGGATCAATATATCTTATTTCTGTAATACCATCTTTGATATTTTTAGGGTCTATAATTTTATGATAGACTATTCTACCATCAACATACCATCTACGAAATATGTCATGCCCTTTTTGTTCAAACTCCAATAACGAAAGAATATTGTTAAATTCTTCTTCTATCTTTTTTTTGATTGATGTTGAAAAAGGTACGCTGTGCATGTTCAGACGGATTGTTTCTCTATTGTCATCAATGACTATTGCTTCATTGATAACATCTTCAATCGCCTGGTCACACTCAGGTTGCATTGCAACCTCTCTATACCTTCTGATTAAGTCTGCCTCGTTATTTACTTTTCCTTCTATATCTAAATAAGTGCCGTAATGACCGCCACCCATAATCGTTTGTACACCATCATCTGCTGTTGGTGCTGTAAACGTTTGACTGTTGGAAGTCTTACTTGCTCTTTTGATTTCGAAGCCAAAAAACTCTGCCACTACATTCTCCTTTTCATTTTATTATTATTTATGGCGCCACAAAAGCAGCGCCATAAACTTCACAACATTACGTTGTAGTGTTTGATTCCCAATATTGGTATCTCCATGTACATTCAAATGTCTCTAACGTACTAACTTGGTCATAATTTAAGTCAACTTGACCTACAGTTAAAGGAAATAATCCTCTAAATGTATAAGACTTAATGTTATTACCATTTCTATCTAAGTGGTCAACAAATGCGTCCACTTGATAGTCAGTTGGGTTGTTAAGACCTTCGTTGTCGCTATGGTTGTTAATACCATTTGACCATCTTTCAATAGCATTTCTGATATCAAAAGAAGTATCGTTGATGATAGTTGTTGTCCAAGTTTGGAACGTTCTATCACCCGCCATGTATATTGGTCTACCTCTAAAGTTAACGGTTAATTCACCTAACTCAGAACTAGGCAACTGAGTAGCTGAACATAAAAACGCCATGTTTTCTGTTTCGCCACCTACAGCTGCGAAACCAGGGAAAGGCATAGTTACCTTAAACTGGTTTTGTCTTGCTCCGCCGCCTTTTAATTTAGAGACGAAATCTGATACGTTTGCCATTTTCTATCTCCTTTCTATGCGCCTGCTACTTCAGAAAAGGCAACGCCTGTTCTTGTAGCAACGAAGTTAAGTTTAATGAAGTTAATAGAACGATTTGGTTTGATAAAGATATCAGCAACAAATTCGTTTCTATCTATAACCGCACTAACATTGTTTGTTTCATCACATACTACTTTAAAGTCTGTGATACCTCTTCTACCTTGTATGTCTCTAAGGAAAGGTTCTACCAAGTTTCTGAAATTCGCTCTAGTGAACTCATCATTGAACTCAAAGAGTTGGAATTTAGCAGCAGTTGATATTGCTTTCTCTAAAGTTAAGAATAAACGTCTAACGTTAATTCTATCAAATGCACTAGGTTTAGACTGAGCAGTCTTATCACCAAACAATACAGTACCTTGTCCTGGGAATGTTACCACAGGATTTACTCTTGCTTTGTATAAGTCGTCTCTTTGTGTCTGGTTAGGATCAAAGGCAAGTTTAACTGCGCCTCTAATCTGACCTCTAGTGAATCCAGCAGGTGAGAAGAATGGGTCAGCAACTGTATCTGTTCTAGCACATAAACCTGCAATGTCACCGTTTAATGGAACAAATCTGTACACACCATTGTATTTGTCGTACATGTATTTGTAACCACTATCAATAACTGCATATGAACTAGAAGGAAGACCATCAGCAAATGCTTTGACATTAACTGTTTGTGCAATAGGATCGCTTACGTTTACAACGTCTGCTCTTGCAGGCGAAATAAATGCTACACAATCTTTTCTTGCCTCAACTATGTCAATAACTTTAGTTGCTTTTGTATCTCCAGTTGCATCAGCACCTGTTTGAGAAGGACCTGTCATAAGTAAGTTTACTTCAACAGAAGCGCTATCGCCAAACTTATCATAACCCAATGCTAACTCAGCGTTTGTTGGTGCGTTATCGTCCGTACCACCTGCTAAACTAGAACTGAATACTGATATTGATTGTGCGCCTACATTGTCAAATGTTTGACCTACTTTTGAACTACCTGCGTTTGCTAAAGTACCCTCATGGTCCATCCAGTAAATATATTGACTTCTATTGTATAGAACATCAACATAATAGTTGGAATCACCTTGAGCATCTTTAGCGTCTGACGCTTGTGATAATCCTTCAAATGTTTCTAATATAGTACCTGCTGTGCCTGAGATACCACCGTCTTCATCTACTATTGCAATATGTAACTCGTCATTAGAACCACCTGCGTTTGAAACATCATCTGTAGTTGTTGGCGCAGCTGAGAAGTTGAAATAATATTCCCAAAATCTTCTAAAGTATGCGTTGTCAGCTACAGCATGTCTTAAACCACCTGTTTCTGTTTTACCAGAAGCAGGATCAAATCTTGCGATTGTTAATGTTCCTGATGAATTTGCTGTTACTTTGTAATAGTGTCCTGAAGGAGCTGCATTAAAGTTACCAGAGATATCTCCAAACTCGATAATGTCACCTACTTGGATCTTGTCTCCACCACCATCATCTATTGTGATAGCAGTATCGCCAATTGCCGCTGAAGCGTCATTAACAAGGTTTGAACCACCGCCGTTACTTGTATATGCATTGGTATTAGTACACATAGATACTTTTAAGTTGTTGCCATGTGTTCCTGCTTCTCTCGCTATCCACGAACCTACAGAACCAGAACCATCGCTATAATTGTCTAAGTAGTCAGTCGTATTCTTAATCTGTAAACCTGAACCGCCAGAAGCTGCGTTAAGATTTCCAGTAACTGCTCTTACTACCCTTAGGGCATTTCCGTATTGTAAAAAGTTGGCTGCCGTAAAAAAATATTCAAAAGTATTAGCGTCTGGTTGACCAAACTTGCTAACATATTCATCTTCGCTTGAGATTAAAGTAACCTCATCCATTGGACCTTTCTCACTAACTACAACTAAACCACCAATAGATGATGATACAGCTGGTACTACGTTAGTAAGGTCTTTTTCTGTTACGAGAACACCAGGTGAAACTAAAAAAGCCATCTTGTTTTCTCCTTATTAATTAATATATTAATTTGTAATCTGTTAATTACACTTCTATTTATAAAACGCAAGATTTACCAACCTTTCTTGTATTTGACAGGTGACCATGTAGTACCATATGGGTCTTTGTAGGTCTCAGTTTCTGGACTTTCTATACCGTCATCTTTAAAACCAAATGGCGCCATGTCTTGTTCCATTGCGTTTTGTTGTTCATCTACTAGTCTAGCACGA